CGTCTCCCTAAATATCAGGGAGGATGCCGTAGAGGACATGAAGGCTAAGGCTCAAGCCTATATTATGGAGAGGTCCAACGATGCGCTGGATGCTGCTAGTTCCGTCAATCTTAGTCCTGAGCGGCTGCGCGAGTCTGACGGGCATCGTCGGGACTGAAAACACCAACACCAAGGTCTGCGCTGTTTGGCGTGATATCTCATGGTCCAAAAAGGACACCGATCAAACAATCGGGGAAATTAAGGTCAACAACGCCAAGCGTGAGGCGTGGTGCCACGACGCCAAATAAGTGGTAGAATAAGGCGTTAGCGGGGTTCCTATGACTACAGGTCTTTCCTACAGCGGTTCGGTAGCAGGTACGACCAGCTACAAAACTCAAATCGCGACCTTGGCCGTTGTCGAGGAAAACGATCCCGCGTTTGTCACGATCCTCCCGCAGATGATTACCTATGCGGAAAACAGACTGTATCGTGACCTTGACTTTCTTTTTACGTCAACGTCGATCACGGGTTATCAGTTCATCGCGGGTAGTCGGCAGTTAACGATCCCGCAAGGCACGATCGTTGTTAGTGAGCAGATCAATGTGATTACGCCGTCTGGAGAGACCGACCCTAACGCTGGGCTGCGGACGCCACTGCTGCCGACGACCAAAGAGTTCTTGGATGCCGTTTATGGCAGTCCCTCCGTGACGGGACTTCCTAAGTATTTCACGCCGTTCAATGATAACCTGTTCTTAGTTGGGCCATATCCTGACCAGCCTTATTACGTTGAGATTGTCGGCACCTATCGCCCGGATAGCTTGTCCGCGACGAACCCGACTACGTTCATTAGCCTGTATCTGCCTGATGTCTTCATCATGGCGAGCATGATTTACGTCTCTGGCTATCAGCGTAACTTTGGGCGGCAGAGCGATGATCCTGCAATGGCTCAATCTTACGAAAACCAATACCAGACGCTCTTGAAGGGAGCTGCGGTTGAAGAGGCTCGTAAGAAGTTTGAATCTACTGGCTGGACATCTCAGTCGCCCTCTCCTGTCGCTTCTCCTTCGCGAGGCTAACCGATGCCTCACGCTAGTGTTAAACTCGTTCCCGGCGTCGATCAGAACAAGACTCCCGCTTTGAATGAAGCGGGAATTTCAACATCTCAGCTTGTTCGGTTTATTCCCGATCGCACGTTAGGTGGACTGATCCAGAAGCTCGGTGGTTGGCAAAAGTATTACAACAGCCCGATCGGATCAATCGTTCGGTGTCTCTGGGCGTGGGAAGATACAAACTCCAACTCGTATCTCGGTGTTGGCGCTGAAGAGTCTCTCGATGTCATTAAGGACAACGGTCTTAGTGACATTACGCCACAACAAACCACTGTAAATCCCACTCTTGATTTCACGACTACAGCGGGTAGCAATCAGGTCGTCATCGTGGACGATTCTGGAACGCTCGTTGACAGTTTTGACGTGGTATACATCAAGACTCAAGTCAGCGTTGGTGGCCTAGTCCTGTTTGGTCTCTATCAGTGTACAGGCGTAGGAACTAATACATACTCGATTTATGCCACCAATGTTATTGGCGATCCCGAATACGCTTCTTCGTCCGTGACAAGTGGCGGCGCGGTTCCAGAATTTGACACGACTTCTGGAAGTTCGTTTGTCGATGTTACCTTGGCAGATCATGGATATTCTGTAGGCGATACGTTTCCGGTTCTGGTTTCCACTTCAGTTGGCGGTGTAACTCTTTACGGGAACTACACTGTCATTAGTGTGACCAGCTCAAGCGTATTTGTGATCCGAGCTGCAAACTCTGCCAATTCTACCGCAAATGCGTTTATGAATAGTGGCGATGTCCGTTTCGAATACTGGAATAACGTAGGCCCTCTGCCTCCAAATTCCGGGTACGGCACTGGCGGCTACGGAGAAGGTGGATATGGCGCGGGTCCGGCTCCATCTCCGTCTGGCTCTGGCACGCCTATAACAGCGGTTGATTGGTCGCTCGATAACTGGGGTGAAATCTTCATCGCTAATCCGTTCGGCGGCCCTATCTTCCAATGGTCGCCTTCCGTCAACGATCCTGTTGCCTCCATCATACCGGGCGCTCCCGTCGCCAATAACGGCATGTTTGTGGCGATGCCTCAGCGACAGATCATTGCTTACGGATCGACGTTCACCGGCATCATTGATCCGCTCCTGATCCGCTGGTGCGACGTAAATAATTATGATGTTTGGTATGGAACTGTATCGAACCAAGCCGGTTCGTATCGCATACCAAAGGGCTCAAAGATTGTGCAAGCAATCCAAGGTCCTCAACAGGGTTTGCTTTGGACCGACCTTGCTGTTTGGGCGATGCAATACGTTGGCCCTCCGTATGTCTATCAGTTCAACGAACTGGGCAACGGCTGCGGGCTCATTGGGCGCAAAGCCGCCGGCTCGATGAACGGCGTGGTCTATTGGATGGGCCAAAGCCAGTTCTTCAAATTGTCCGCTGCTGGTGTCGAGCCTATCCGCTGCCCTATTTGGGACGTGGTGTTCCAAGACTTAGATACGTCCCCTGAAGCTCTCGATAAGATTCGTTTTGGGGCTAACTCTCGTTTTGGTGAACTTCGTTGGGAGTTCCCGACCAATAGCAATGGCGGCGAAATCAGCCATTACATCAAATACAATGTGCTGCTCGACCAATGGGATTATGGTCAGGATACCGCCAACAATCCGTATGTGGCGCGCACGGCATGGATCAACGAAAGCGTTCTCGGCCCGCCAATCGGCGCTGCCGTGAATGAGTTCATTTATCAGCATGAAACGTCACCTGACGCCGATGGTGACGCCATGTATTCCAGTTTCCAAACCGGCTATTTCGTCATTGCCGAAGCTGATCTCAAGATGTTTGTGGATCAGGTCTGGCCTGACATGAAGTGGGGTTACTTTGGCGGAACGCAAAACGCCAACGTGAACCTGACGTTCTACGTGACCGACTATGCGGGTCAATCACCTATCGCCTATGGTCCGTATACTATGACGCAGGCGACGGAATTTATTACGCCTCGCTTCCGTGGGCGACTGACCTCCATCAAGCTGGAAAGTTCAGATACTGGCACCTTCTGGCGTATTGGTAACATTCGCTATCGCTTCCAGCCCGATGGGAAGTTCTAATGGCTAGTCTTGACGACATCCTTACAACGCAGAAGAACGGTGTTGTTGCGATCAACAACTACACCAATGCTATTTTGCGTGGGCAGGGTTCGTATACGTCCGCAACGGTAACAGCCGATACCCTTGTCGTTTCCGGTCGCGGTTATCTTGTCTCTTTTACAGTAGTGGTCGCAGGAAGTGCTGCTGGCTCTATATACAACGCGAACTCGATCACTTCCCCACCTGCTGCTCAAAAACTTTGCTCAGTTGGGACGACGGTTGGCGTTTCCCCGATGGGGCTCATTTTTACGAATGGCCTCGTAATCGTGCCGGGCGCTGGGCAATCTATCAACGTCACATATTCTCTGGGGTAAGCCATGCCACTCAAGAAGGGTTCATCTCAGAAGAGCATCAGCGCAAACATTAGCGAGCTTGTTGGGACGGGTCGCCCTCAGAAGCAGGCTGTAGCGATCGCGCTCGATGTCGCTAGAAAATCGCGTAGCTCGCACGCTTTTGGCGGTATGCCGGCGGGGTTCGCTAAGGGTGGCGAAGCCATGCAACATCATGTCGGGCCGATCCACAGTCCTGTTGCGGGACGCACCGACCACCTTCCTATGCACGTCCCTTCGGGAGCTTATGTCATTCCTGCCGATATTATCTCCGCGATGGGCGAAGGTAATACGATGGCCGGATTTAAGGTTGCGAACCAGATATTTGGGGACCAACCAAGTGGGCGGTCTGATGGTGAGGCTGTCCCGATCGTCGCTGCTGGCGGCGAGTATGTGATCCATCCCGAGAATGTCTCTAATTTGGCAAAAGGCGACTTGGATCACGGACACAGAATCTTGGATTCGTTCGTAAAGAAAATGCGAGCGAAGACTGTTGCTACGCTCAAGGCTCTACCGGGGCCAAAGCGCGATTAAGGGGGAATTGATGGCTGAAGAACTCAAGGTTCGAATTGGCACGCCGGCGGATGTTGATGACATCATGGAGCTGGCTTTGTCCGCTTGCGATGAGAACGGTTTTGTTGAGCCGAACCCGTCTAAGCTGCTGAACGAAATCTGGCCGGCCTTGAACCTTCATTACGGGCTTGTCGGTGTAATTGGTCAGCCCGGCGCAAAGCCTGAAGGTGCTGTTCTTCTGCGAATTGGCGCGATGTGGTATAGTGACAACGAGGTGCTTGAAGAAAAAGCCATCTTCATTCACCCCGACTACCGCAGCGCTAAAGGGGGAAGAGCGCGTCGGCTGTGTGAGTTCTCGAAGCAGGTGGCCGATTCGTTGGGTATCCCATTGATTATTGGCGTTCTTTCCAACAATAGGACTGAAGCCAAGGTTCGCCTGTACAAGCGCCAGTTCGGAGAGCCGAGCGGTGCTTTCTTCCTTTACAATGCTACCACGGGTGGCTGGAAAGACGCTGCGGAGTAATTAGATGGGCGGCAAAACAACTACCTCGACGCAATCGGTTCAGATTCCGCCGGAAGTTCTGGCCCGATATAACGCTGTTAATGCCCGCGCAGAGGCCGCAGCCAGCCGCCCATTTATCCCTTACTCTGAAGACCCGAACGCTTTTGTAGCGGCTCTTACGCCGTCTCAGCAGGCGGGTATTGAGAACATCAACGCCGTCGCTGGCATGTCTCAGCCGTCCTATATGGCTGGTCAGGAAATGATTCAGGGCGGCATGGGTCAGGCGATGCCTTTGACCTACGGCGCGCTTGGGACCGGCTCTCGCTACGCTGGCGGCGCAGAAGAAGCCATTGGTATGGGCCGTCAGGCCGTTGGGCCTGAGCAGTTCAGTCAAGAGGCGCTCCAGCCTTATATGTCGCCGTATATGGCGAACGTCGTGGCTGCCCAGCAGGCTCTCCAGCAACAGGAAGCCGCTCAGCAGCGTTCGGCTTTGACTGGCGATGCCATCAAGGCTGGAGCATTTGGTGGCGACCGCGCCGGCATTGCTCAGGCTAATCT